GGGGGTACCTTGGGGGATTTTGAGCGGGCTGTTATATACTGTGCCACAAAAAGGAAATTTGTGAAGTTTGAACGAATCCCACAATTCCTTCCTCTACGTATAGCCGAGACCTCTTTGTTTGCCTCGCTTCGGCGATTCTTCTTCGGCGAGACTAGCTTCGTTGAAATCCGCTTCGTTGAATAAATTAACAGAGCGGTTCCTTTCCTTAGGAGGGAGCAAGTCTCTGAAGGCGCCTCGTCTCTGTTCAGGACTCCATCTATCGGCGCTACCCAGAAGGCTTGTCTGTATTCCTGGTAGTCTCTCTGTTGTGGATTGACTTCTACGGATCCCCGTGATATAAGGGGACTATACGATGTTACTTGGCCTGGAGGTTCTCCTCTCCGAGGTCTTCCGGCTGTTAGGGGATTTGGCATGGTTAGAGATTATGAGGTCGAGAGGAGTGGGGAAGATAGGCGACAAAACTTCTGCTCGGCTCATATTAAGAGGGAAGATGACATAGGCTATATTAAGGAGATAGTGAGTAGCCACAGAGGTCAGTGGAAGGTTCTCTTATGGGGCGGGGCGGTGTTCGCCTCGATGCTACTAAGCATGGTCTATATGCAGAAGGCAAGTATGGACAAGACAACTGAGGTGGTCGTAGGAATGGATAAGACCTTTACCGCATATATGACTATGCACATGGCCGAGAGCGTTGAGGGGCTGAAGAGGATCTCAACGTTAGAGGAGAAGCAAGAGAGTACGCACGATAGTATTATAAAGTTAGTCTCTCGGGTTCGCGTTTTAGAGAGTAAATAAGGAGGTCTTATGGGGAGAGTCCCTACGTACAACCGGCAGTACGAGGTGCAGCATATGTGGGAGCGGCACCATGAGATAGTGCGGATGACCCTTCTTGGAATGTCCCCTACTCATATCGCCGAAAAGCTACATATTACAAACCAGACTGTCTCGAATACTTTAAACTCCAAGATTGTGCGGGATAAGCTTCAGATCCTCCGAGCTGAGCGGGATGCCTCTTCGGTCGATGTAGCTAGTGCCATCAAGAACCTCGCGCCGAAGTGCATAGAGGCGATAGATGGGATTCTTACGAGAGAAGGCGTCTCTGATGCAGTTCGTCTTAATGCCGCGAAAGATATCCTAGACCGCAATGGTCATGCCGCGCCGAAGGTGATCCAGACACAGAATATTCACGGGGTCTTTAGTAAGGAAGATCTTATCGAGATGAAGGCTAATGCGCGCGCTCTCGCCATGGAATCTGGAATCATCGAGGCCGAGGTGGTAGATGAGTGAAGAACTTGACTTTAATGATAAGGAAGAGCTAAAGAAGATTTTCGCCAGATGCTACGTTGACGACAAGTTCTTCGCGAAAACCGTCTTCCCCGAGCGCTTCACATTACCTTTCTCGAAGATACATGAGGAGGTCTTCCAGGCCCTGAATAGCGGGAAGCAGAGGATAGCTATTGCCGCACCTCGAGGATTTGGTAAGACGACGATAAGCAACCTCCTAAACCCGTTGAAGAAGATTCTCTTCCAGGATAAGAAGTTCATTGTTCCAATAAGTAATACGAACACGCAAGCTGTTCTGCAGAGCGAGAACATGAAGAGGGAGCTTCTCTCGAATAGTATGATTAACAAACTCTTCGGCCCGGTAAAGAGTGATTGGTTTAGTAAGGAGATGTGGGTAACGAAGAGTGGAATCGCCATCTTCCCGCGAGGCGCTGGGCAGCAGGTTCGAGGCGTTAACCACAATGGTCACCGGCCGGATCTTATTATTCTCGACGATGCGGAGAATCCAGATGATGTGCGGAACGAAGATATTCGGAAGAAGATGAAGGAATGGTTCTTCGCCGACGTTATGAACTCTGTCGATCGGAGTAAGGACTGGCAAGTGATTGTCGTTGGAACTGTGCTGCATGAAGATTCGCTCCTTGAAAACTTACTGAACGATCCAACTTGGCATACGATTCGCCTTGAGATCTGCGACGATGATTATAAAAGTAACTGGCCAGATCTTATGTCCGATGAGGCCGTGAAGGCTCTTGCTGACGGCTATAAGGCGCAGGGGATGTTAGACGTATTCTACCGAGAGTATCGGAATATGCCTATATCCTCCGAGGACGCGATCTTCATGCCTGATACGTTTAAGTACTACAGCGAGACGAGTGAAGAGTTCATGAAGGTGCGGCATAAGCTAGAGAACATAATCATCCTTGACCCGGCTAAGACGGTTAAGATGCACTCTGCGGAAAGTGCGATAGTTGGGGTTGGGTTAGATATAGACACAGGGAGAGTGTATGTTAGGGAAGTTGATGCCGCGATGTACTACCCCGACGAAGTTTATGACCACGTGCTTGATATGGCAGATAGGCTTAATGCACGTGCTATCGGGATCGAGGTCACTAGTCTCCATGAGTTTATAACTTTCCCGTTCAAGAATGAGATGATAAGGAGAGGGAAGACTCGGCCTATTGTCGAGCTTAAGGCGAGGGCTAAGAAGGAAGAGCGAATAGCGATGATGGTTCCCTTCTACCGAAACGGCTTCGTCTATCATAACGAGGCGAACTGTCAGAGCTTAGAGGCCCAGCTCCTCACTTTCCCGCGGTGTAAGAGGTTTGATATAATCGACGCGCTTGCTTATTTCGTCGAGATGCTTGATGCTGGAAGTCGCTACTTTACTCCCGAAGATATGGGGGAAGACGAGTTCGCGGAACTAGAGGAAGACGCGATGCCTAAGTTAAATAACTGGAGAATTATAGGAGGCCCTAATGCAATTCAATAGTAGTACACCGGCAGATAGTGTTCTTGTCTCTGAGCTTCCTCAAGAAATCAGGCAGGTGAAGGAGGATCTAGGGATTGTCGCGAATAAGGTAGACGTCCCAATCTCTGCCACCTCAAGTGGGGAGGTCGGGAACTATGCGGTCAGTTCTACTCATGTTTACTTTTATACTGGCGACGGGACAGAGCACTCATGGCTTAGGGCTGCCGTTGCTTCTTGGTGATAATGGAGATGGACTGGTGAAGAGATTACATAAACCAACAGGTATTGTTATCCACCACTCTGCGACAAGAGATACCTCTTCCGTCTCTTTTGCGGCGATCAGAGATTACCATATCCACGAGAAGCATTGGGAAGATATCGGGTATCATATTCTTATTGAGGACACAGAGGAGGGCGTTGAAATCTTCACTGGGCGCGGTCTTCAGTTTGAAGGTGCTCATGCGGTTGGGAAGAACGACAAGATAGGTGTCTGCGTGGTAGGCAACTTCGACGAAGACTTTATTTCCACAGAGAAGTATCAGAAGCTTCTCTCCGTTATAAGAGGCCTCCTCATGATGTATGATAATATTAACTGGGAGGGCGTAGAGTACCATAATGAGAGTTCGGAGAAGAGCTGCCCTGGGAAACTCTTTCCGCCGAAATCTACTCTCCTCTCTGACCTATATATCTACCCGGAGTAGGTAGTCTATGACTATTAAATATATCAAGATAGGCGGCCTAGGTACCTTCCCTTACGATGATACCTATGAGCCTTGGGCGATAGATACAGATGGTGGAATTTCAGGAGCTGGGATTGTTCCTGCTGATATACTCGCAGCTCTCCTTAGCGTAGCTGGGGCAGGTTCTAGGCTTGATGCCGATCTCCTGGACGGGCAGCATGGGAGTGTATTTTATCTTAAGGAGGGAGGGCCAATAGGTGATGGAATTAACTATACAGAGTTCGCAGGTGATGGGACTCTGACGCAGAGGGGTGCAGCCACTACCTTTAACGACTTGCAAGGTTCAGTACTTTCGCTTAAGCAATTAGGTTCTGGCGTTTCTACTAACAGCACAGAGAATACTGCCGAATTTACTACTGAGGCAAATCTTAGCGACTATCTCTATGATAATTACCAACTTAATCATGCGTGGTTGTTAGGGTCGGGTCTTAATCTTCATATACATTGGGAGCAGACAAGCGCAGATATTCCTAATATGTTGGCTAGGTATAGGTGGCAGAAGCAGGGGGATGCTAAGACCTCTACCTGGACGGATCATGTGATAGGTACAAACGCGTTTACTTACCCCGGCTCAGGTACTATTAACCAGATAAGTCACGGAGCTCCTATCACCCCTCCTGCAGGCTATGGGCTATCTGACGTTGTGCAGATAAGGGTTTTCAGAGATAACTTGAATACTTCTGGTCTCTTTGCTGGTGCTGATTCCTATGCAGGAGCCTGGAGTATCTCATTCATAGATATCCATATACAGACTGATGCGCTTGGAAGTAATACGGAATTTAGTAAATAAGGATTCGCTTCGGTGAATAAATCAACAGAGCGACTGAGGATATAAGCTATGCCAAATATTGTAGTAGATCCCGATAGTAGACTTGATGGAAACATAGGGAATCATAAGTATAGCTATGAATATCCTGGCGGGTTTGATCTTAAGCCGGGCGGGAAGTTATCGAACAAGATTACCCAGAAGATTCTTCGGCGCGCTCGTGACTCCTGGGGAATCATGAGTAAGCGTCATGACTCTTGGCGGGAGATAGATAGAACCCTCACGGCTTATGTCCCTGTAAGTGAGGCGGAGAAGAAGATTAAGAGCGGCGATGCTAGGAAGCCGGTCTCTATCGTCGTCCCCTACTCATACGCCACGTTAGAGACTCTCCTAACATACTTCACCTCCGCTCTCTTAAACGACCCTATCTTCGACTACCGTGGAGCCAGCCCGGAAGACGTGATCGGCGCTATTATGTTGACGAAGGTTATCAACCAACAGGCGCAGAAGGATCGGTTAGCATTGCAGCTTCATACTATGTGCCGAGACTCCCTTGCCTACGGCATAGGTCCTGCGGCTTGTACTTGGGACCGCCGTCTTGGTAAGAAGACAGTCCGTGCGGAGGACGGCTTCTTCTCTTTCCTAAACCAATGGGTTGGGACGGGGTATAAGAAGCAGACGATGGAGACTGTGGTATACGAGGGAAATAGCCTGAAGAACATTGACCCATATAGTTTCCTCCCGGACCCAAGTGTTTCGATCCATCAACTTCAGGACGGGGAATTCGTCGGGTGGGTAGAACGTACGAACTTAATGGACTGTATGAGTGAGGAAGAGACGGACGAAGAGGTCTTTAATGCGAAGTACTTGAAGCACATAGATGGAAGAACTTCTATCTTTCGTGACGAGCAGAGTGACCGTAAGGCGCGGTATGGAGGTAATGAGGAGATTGCTTCGGGCGAGAGTAAGAAGCATATCGACAAGATTCATATGTACGTGAAGATTATCCCGAAAGACTGGGGACTCGGTACTAAAGAATATCCAGAGAAGTGGTACTTCGTAATTGCCGGAGATCAGGTTATCCTAGAATGTCGCCCAATGGAGCTTGATCACGATAGCTATCCGATAACTGCTGGGGCGCCTGACTATGACGGATATAGTATCACGCCGATCTCTCGCATTGAGTTAGTTTATGGACTCCAAGGTACTCTTGACTGGCTCTTCTCGTCCCACGTAGCTAATGTCCGTAAGGCGATTAACGACACTCTTATTGTCGATCCTTACTTGGTTAATATAGATGACTTAAAAGACCCTGAGCCTGGGAAGATAGTGCGTATGCGCCGGGCTGCTTGGGGGAAAGGAGTAACAAATGCTGTCCAACAGTTACAAGTTACCGATGTTACTAGGGGTCATATCGCTGACGCTAGTTATATTGTGGATCTTATCAACCGTACAAGTGCCGTATCTGACGGACTTATGGGAGTCTCTCGTAAAGGAGGTGAGAGGGTTTCGTCTGCGGAGGCTCAAGGAGACCGTGTCTCGGCTTTATCGCGGCTTGAGAGGCTCGCCAAAGTAATGTCCATGCAGGCTTTCCATGATATCTCCCGGATCTTCGCTTCTCATGTTCAGCAGTTTATGACGCAAGAGACTTATGTAAATGTAGCAGGGGAGTGGCCGAAGGATTTGCAGGGAATCTATGGGGCCGGCGTATCTGGCGGGATGGTGAAGGTAAGCCCCTTCGATCTCTTGATAAACTACGATATAGAGGTGAAGGACGGGAGCGTTCCTGGAGGCTCTTACTCCTCCGTCTGGGTAGAGCTTTTTCAGATCCTCTCCCAGAACCAAGAGGTCGGCCAGCAGTTTGACATGGTGAGGATATTTAAGAACATAGCGACTGGCCTTGGCGCTAAAGATGTAAACAGCTTTGTGAAACAAGGAGGTGAGGTACTCCCTCAGACGATGCCGAACGAAGATGTTTTACAGCAAGTTGATCGAGGTAACCTAATCTCGGCACAGGAGTTCGCTAATGTCTAATAGATTCAGCGGAGAGTTTAGGGATATCTTATCCCGCGATAAGTGCACGCAGGAGCAGTGGAAGAGTTTCTTCTCTTCGGACCCCTGGAAAGAGCTAGAGGACACTCTCCATACCCGGCTCGCTCTTACAAGAGACGACCTGGAAATACAAGAAGGGACTGAGTACTACCGATCCCAAGGTGATGTGAGGACACTTCGGTTCGTCCTAAACATCAGTCATATTATAGAAGCAGAGTTTAACGCTTTGCTTAGCGAAAAGGAGAATTAAGATGCAAGGAAATAAAGAGCAAGAGCAAGAACAAGGGCCAGTAAACGAAGATAACGTAACTGAGGCTTCTGAAGAAGTTATGGACTTCATCGAGGACCTGGAGGTCAACTCTGGGCTTCCCGTGGAAGAGACTCCGACTGAAGGTGACAGCGCCCCGCCTGAAGGAGAGGGAGATGAAGAGGAGAAAGAGCGGGAGGAAGAAGAGGAGGTCCAAAAGGAAGGTGACGCGCCAGCTCTTAACGAAGCAGATAGTCTTCGGGAGCAACTTGCCACCTTATCCTCTATCCTAATCCAACATGGTATTGACCCTTCCCAGGTAGCCTCGCCTGTAGAAGAGCCTACAAATACTCCGGTGCCGACTGAGGTAGCTAAACCCCAGCCTTCGGCGGCATCTCAGCTTGAGTTAAAACCTCTTGAAATTACTCAAGAGCAGTTCGATGGGATCTTCGAGAACCCAGAAAATCTGCTTAATGTGCTTAATCAAGTACGAGAATCAGCGGTAGAACAAGTCCTGAGATCCGTCCCCACACTTGCGGCGAATATAGTAAATCAGCAAGCTGTGTTAAATAGGATGGTGCAGGATTTCTACAGCACGAACAGTGATCTTACCGGAGTTAAGCCATTTGTAGCTGTTGTTGCGAATGAGCTTGCCGCGAAGAATCCTGGGTGGCCTGTGGAACAAGTGTTCTCAGAAGCCGCAGTTGAGGCTCGGAAACGGTTGCATATGAAGCAGGAAAGTAAAGCGCCTCAGGTAAACCCTCGTAAGCCGGCCCTCCCTGGAAAGAAGACGGCGACGAGAGCTCCTGCGGCTCCTTCTTTATCTTCCATGGAGAGGCAACTGGCTGATCTAATGGACCCCAACTTATAAATAATAGGAGATTATTATGCCCAACTTTCTTGGTATGAGAGGTACTGGTTCCTGGACTACGGACGAGCGGCCTAAGTCCTTTCGTGAGATGATTCTCTATCTCTACCCTAACGGAGATGCTCCCCTGACCGCTATCCTTGCGAAGATGGCGATGGAAAAGGTCGATGACCCGGAGTTTAACTGGTGGACGAAGACTCTCCCGACACAGGGCGGCGCCATCACTGGTATTTACACCAACGCTGCTTTGTCTGTCGCTTATGTCTCAGGCGGAGTTGCCGGCGACACTCTCTATTTAAAGTGCTCTGCTGATGATGCCTCTGAAGTTCGTGCCGGTCATATGGTCGTTTTGCGTCTTGATTCCGATATGACGCTGGATACTGTCGCGAAGGTCACCGCGAGTACTGCTAACGGCGCCAGCTCTTACCTCACCGTTGTTCTTCGGGAAGATGACGACAATAGCACAAATGGGAATGATCTCTCTAATGCTACGACCTTTCTTGCAATCGGCTCTTCCAACCCTGAGGGCGCCGACCGGCCTTCTGGTATCAGCTATGACCCGATCAAACTCTCTAACTACACCCAGATCTTCCGCACCCCCTTGAGTGTTACGCGTACTGCGCAGCGGACGAAGATGCGGACTGGCGACGTTTACAAGCGACTGAAGCGGGAAGCGCTTGAAATTCATTCCCTCGAGATGGAGCGTGCTCGTATCTGGGGTATCCCAACTGAGGTGACTGGGAG